TTTCTACGATTATCGTTTCAGGCTCCATAGCCTTGGCACGATTCTGCCTTCTTTCCAAAAGTAAGTCAATAGATGTTGCTGCTCTGACCTCTGCAACTCCCAAGCGACTTCTTGAGAGAGGATCAAAGCCAAGAGATGCTAACGCATCAGTGTAGGCTTTATTAATCGCAACATACGCTTTGGCATCTGCATTGTCCAGAGTAGCCATATATTTATTTCGTGCTGCTTCTGAAGCATCCGCCAAGAATGATGCATTGGAAATTGCTTCAATATCAGAAACTGGCGATAGCCAAGTAACAGCCATAGCCCATGCTCTATCCCAAAGTTTTTTACCTACCTCGCCTAATTGCTCAGGATAAGGTGGAATTTCTTTTACCATGGGTAAATGCGTAATGTTATTTAAATCTGGCAATGGTCTTTGCCCTGGATTTCCTAACAATCTTTTTAATTCATTTGGCTTTGGTGGCCTTCCTGCTGTCATTTGTCTCCAATGTCCGATTTGCGTAATTAATCCTAATTATATCATTTCTGTAATTTCGCAGAGAAATACAGAAAGGGGCAGCCAGGGTTTTACGCTATTTTTTACGCACAGAAAAATACCCATACCCAGAAATGCCAGGCAGGGTGGCAGGTGTTTTCTTATATTTTAATTAATTATTTATATATTATTTCTTAGATGAATTACATTTTCTGCACAAAACCATTACATTTTCAAGTATGTTGGATCCACCATTAGCCAAACTTAATATATGGTCCGCCGTAAGATCATTTTTACTTCCACATCTTGAACACCATGGCTGTAGTTGTCTTGCTAATCTTGATATTTTATTCCATTCATGGTCGTATTGTTTATTTCTTTCTTTTCTCTTTGGATCCCTCGCCTGGATGTGATATAAACAATCTTTACAAATTGATCCTCTTGATATTACTCCACAGTAGAGGCAGGGAGAGTTAAACCTTTTCATATTATTATTATTAATCTAAGTCAGTATTATTTTCTATATTTTCTACGCCACTGATATTATTGCATTCTTCACATTCATGTTCTTCATCGTAGTTCTCGTACTTAACAATGGCACCCATATGTCCATTAAATAATGTAAGTGCTGTTAGTGTTCCTCTGTTCAATAATGTTTCTATGGCATCAAAGGATAATCTTTCATCTGTCTCTAAATGTACTTGGACTGGACCTATAGTTAAATGCATATTATACATGGATTGGTTCCTCTATTAGGATTGATTGGTACTCTTTAGATTCCGCCCTGATTTTGGGTGCACGAAGTACAGGCCCTCTTATTATAGCAGAAACGCTAAAAACTCGCAACTTCATTCCTTACTTTTACAATAGCAGAAAGGTCATAAAGCCCATTCCTTTTGGGTATGTCATGGTTCTCTACAACCTTTAGCACTTCCCTCTTTGTGACATTTAGCCATAGACAGATAGCCTCAATATCTAACCAGAACCTCTTATTAGGATTATTCATAGCCAATAACAGAACCTGATACAGTGTCCAAGAACCCTTACATTTCAGGCAAAATACATCAGCCAAGATATTCTCAATGTCTATTGCTACCTTATTCTTACATTCTTCTGTAGGGCAAGGTATTCTTCTGGTTGTTTCTATAAAGGCTTTTGTTACTGATAATCCTTTAGAGTGGATTACTTTTACATCCCTCGCAAAATCTCCAACCCAATCCTGCTGAAGAGTCCAGTCCATATGTGTTAGATGGAACTGAGTTGTTGCAGCAACTTCTGCCTCTACGCTTGGCTGTTTCTCCAACAGGGCTGGTGGTGTGAGATTTCTTGCTCTTCTGATCCAGGCCTCATATTTATGTAGCAGTGGTAATGTCTCTACTGCTGTTGAGTAGTCCATTGCTGATACATTAAAGCCTAATGATCTTTCTGAGTTACGAGATCCTGATCCTGTTCTACTTGGAACCAGGAATCCTTTTGCTTCTTGTTGTAGGGTAGGAATATCAGTCAGTTGATCCTTCAGTATAGATTCACAGCGTCTACAAAGATACTGTTCATGCTTTGCGTTGTGTTGACATAACTGACATTCCATTTATCTAACCCCTATTAGTTTCTAATTGCTTGAACAGATCTTCTACAGTATTGTAGTCACCCATCTCTTGTTTGGCTACCCTGCTCTCTGCCCATTCACTTATCTTTGCACTTCTATTTTCTACTACATATAACTTCTTTGGTAAGAATGCAACTATTGCAAATGCTACCCATCCAAAGAAATATGCACCTATTGTCCATGCAATTACATTTCTGCCACTAACATATGCAGTCAGTGCTGCTAAGAATATCCAGACATATTCCATCATTTGTCATCCTCGTTGTAATCTATAAAGCCAATCTTTTCCATGGGTTTGTTACATGAACCACAAATGTTTTCTGTTATCTGAACACAATCATCAACCTTGCACCAATATATATCTTCCATTAGTTGTTCTCCAAACGCTTGTAGATGAATGTAGTTAATAGCCTGAACTATCTTACGCTTTCTTACTTCTTCTGGTACTTCTTTGATTTCATACATCGTTACCCCTAATTGCTCTTCTTGTTTTCTGATTCTGTATTCTTCTTGATACTCTCTGACACATTCTCTGCACTTGGTAAGGTACCTTGTAGTTGAGCCATGAGCAAGAGCAAAGTATTTTTTCTGAAGCGGATATTCAATACCACACTTGATGCAAACTCTTTTATCCATCTCATTACCACTCCTTATACTTTCCTTGAGGGTCTACGATAATGTCATGGAACTTTTTGATGTTCTCAAGTTTATTACGATTAGTATTATAGTTATCTAAGTATTGAATGATCTTATCCCTATTTGGATAGTCATTTCTTAGAGTACCCTTTTCGTACCGCCCAATTGCTGTATTGCATTTATTACAAACAACGCCTCTTATGCATTTACCACAAGACATTTGTCCTGGGCAGCAGGCATGATCATGGTCTACATGAAGATTACGCTCTGTTGCAGAGCCAACCTCAGCACCACAAACATTACAGCCATTTTCAGCAAGAGTATTCCATTGCTCTACTGTCATTTTATATTTATTCTTTAGTCTTCTCTCAAGAGAATAGATATTACCTTTATAAACCTTGCCGTCAATAATTTTGTAAAATTGCTTTTCAGCATCTAAAGGAACTATATCTTTTAATGCATATAAGGTTCCAGTTCTTGCGAGACGATCATAATGCAATCTGCATACGCCTTTTGCATAGTGTCTATTATTACATTCTTGTACAGTACAGGTGAATTTACCAGGATTTCTGACTGTTCTTAAAGTGTAGCCATTTCTACAATTTTTACATTTGTAATCAACACCAAATTTATATCGCTTAAAAGTCTTGGTGCTATAGAATTCTGATAATGCTTTTTCTTGTTTACATTCTGAACAGGTCTTCATTATGCATACACCTCCAGAAATTCCTTAACTGTGGTGAGGCCTTTATATTCATTACAATCTACACAGAACATAGTCTTTGTGTAGTCCATCTTATCTGCTACTATTCCTTCGCAGAATACACATATAATCGCATTTGGATTATTCATTTATTACTCCTTTTAGTACTCTCATTTTTACAGTCTTTCAACTGCATACTATAAGTATACCATTAGAGTTTGTATATTGTCAAAAAAAGGACCCATTTTATACAAATGTTATCAAATCGTTATAATTGATAAAATCCATCTTCCCACAAGGTTAATAGTCTCTGGAAATATGCATCATATTTATATTTAATTACATCTGTTGAGTATTTATTATATGTATCTAAGGCTATTGCTTTAGGATTAAGGCTTCTTACATCTTCCGCCGCTTTTACGAAGTCCCTCAGAATATGGCATCTAAAGCCATTAAAGCCGTTCTGGACGGTTTCTGTGAAGATACCCATATCCGTTGTTATGACAGGCGTTCCAACGGCCATAGACTGAATATGGACATTTGCAAAGGGTTCCTGATAGATGGTAGGAACGAAGGTGGCAATTGCTCCTGCAAATAATCTTGCTCTGTCTTCTGCCTTAACCTCACCTATGTACTGGCCATATTTAGGTATGTAATCACCTGATCCAGCCATTATTAATTTGACTCCTGCTCGTTCACAGGCTTGACTGGCTATGTCCACACCCTTGCGCTGAGTCATGCGACCCATGTAAAGGTAATAATCTTGGAAGTTTGGATCTACATTAAAATCTGGTGGGAAGTTCTCAACATTGTAATATCCATTAATTACAGTGTCAAAAAAATTAATATCAATGTTTGCTGCATTTCTAAATTGGGCTGATACTGCTGCTCTCCATGTATTAGATTCAAATACTTTATATTTAGCAAATACTCCTGAATAACCTATACCGTACTCTACAGCCATATGAGAAGAGAATGCATCTGCTATTGGCTTTTGAGCAGTTCCGCCAATAATACAAATAAAATCTTTTTGTTCAATTCTTTTGCCTATTTCAATAATTGCATTACGATTAAATATCTGCCAATGTGGAAGGGTATTGTCAAATGAAGCAGATGTGTAGTGCCTGTCTCCTACAGCATCTAACCTGTCTTGTTCTGGTAAGCATTGAATATATTCTGTTACATTTGCATCAGTACTTGGACCAGAGCCATACAAATATACCTCATGATGAAGGGAAGTCATCATGTTACAAAATTCAAGAGTCTTTTCCGTATAAGCGCAACTACTGAACTCTTTAGTTACTCGTGTATGAGGCAATGCTATAACATGAAATCTCAATTTATTCCTAACTCCTTTAATCTATCCATAGTGTCATTGTACCCTATGCATCCAACTACATCAGCATATTTATACTGTGGAGAAACTACACTATTAAACTCTTTTTCCCATGGGTATGCGTAGGTCTTGAAATGCATTACCTGTATTAATTGTATGTCTGGCTTTGCATAGATAACATTGCATATGTTACTTCCTGGACTTCCCGCAATTTTTTCAGCGTTATAAAAGTATGAAATCTGTTCAAATATTGACATTCCAGATAAAGATAGAACCGCATAGTCATTTTCTAAAAAGTAATCCTCAAGCGCTTTAATAAAGCCTTCAGTTTCATACCTATTTGCAAAGTCTTCTTCTCTCTTATTTATCTCTAAAGCAGTGTTGGCGTCTCTTCTTGTAATAAAAATTTTCTTTGGCTTTAGTGGATCTTCAATCATGTAAGGAGTAAAGAACTTTCTTAATTCTGCATTGCCTTCTGGGAAATGGTAATAACCAGTGTTTGGAAAAGAATAATACTTAATGAAATTATTGATCCTTAAGAATCTTGGGCCTACTCCAAATGTAATTAATTCTTCTACATTTATTTTATTTTTATCTAAATCTTCTATATTGAATATCCTTATCCCAAAATCAGACAATAACTTCTTAACCTCATCATTAACCAATCCCATATTTTGTCCTGTTGGAGATGGGATATCTTGTTCTATCCATAGAACCTTTATTGAATTATCTATGTTGTTTTTGTAATACAAGAATGGTGCAAGCATTTCTTTAATAAAGTGATGATAGTGATATCCTTTTGGCATTAAGAACCACTTGCCTTTTAGATCAATCTCTTCGCCTTCCCCAAAATAAAAATCTTTAAATACATATATCGGAGAGCCTGATGTTTTTATATATGAGAATGAACTATAGTTAGGATATTCTTCTCCAGCAGCCACCATTGGAAACACCATCAAAACTCACCTACCTTCAAATCTATCTTGCATCCTTTACAAATTCCAGACTTAGGACCATCATTTTCAAGATGATCTCTCCATGGCTTATACTTTTCGTTTCTATAGATTTCCCACAATGGAGCATCATTTACATGAGCCATAATGCCATTCTTGTGTTCTGGAACATCTGATCTTGTATTGCAACATACCATCACAGAGCCATTATAGTCTATGTACATATTCTTAAATGGTTGTACACATGCTTTTGTTCTTACATATTCCTCATTAAATCCCGCAACTTTTTCAGTCCTGGCAGTTCCTTCTATAGCAAAATTTCTTGCCCTTAAATGTACTACTATGCCATCTATGATTAGGTCATACTCAATTCTATTGTTCTCTATGTTAGAAATAACTTCATAATCAACGCCAAGCATCTTTATCTTTTGTTGCATACGCTTTTTCATTTTGGCATGATCATATAGTTCGTTGTTCGCAAGGTACTGTTGAATAAATAACTCATTTAGCCCTGCATCACGCAATTCATAAATATAATCTAAAGTAACATAATCGCCATTAGTGTTAGTTCTTAACTTGGCTTTAGGAAGTCTTTCTCTTGCTTGAGATATACGCTTTAAGATTATTTCTTTGTAGGCAAGTGGCTCATTGTATCTACTATAAGTAATTTCTTTGTCATAATCTATTTCAGCCAATTGATCTATGATTGATAGATACATTTCTTCTGGCATTAAAGTATTCGTAGATTTTCTATTGATATGAGAATTAGGGCAGAACCAACATTTCCTGTTGCAGTAAGAGTATACTTCTATCTCAATAAGATTAAGTTGATTTTTAAACCAGCCCCGAATATCCATCATTTAGGTCCTATGACTCTTTTCTGATGATCAGGATATTTAGTACCATCTGTATGAGTTCCACTAAAGTATCTTCTGCCAGATTGATGAGGCTTTTCTAAGTCTACCGTCTGTCTCTCATGACTTAGCACAGCAGACTCTTGAACATCATTCTGAACTATCTCAGCAGGAAATACATCTACTGCTGGAACAACTTTAAACTTCTCCACAAAGTTGCGAGGCACAGGAATAAATGCTCCAAGTGGATCACCTTTACGAACTTTAACAATATGGCCTGGTAAAGTCATTTTTAAATTAAAAGTAAAGTCTCGTCTAATTTGATCTGTTTCAATAACACCAGTCATGGCAACGCATGTAGGAACGAACATGTTTGGTGGCTGTATTGTCATAAGATTAACTCCTGGAGGAGTCTTTAGAGCAAATCTATTTTGAATTGTAATAATACCGCTTCCAAATCCACCTTTGACAGTTTGCTTATGCTCATTGCTTCCGTCAATAATTGTGATAATTGGATCACGCTCTGCACCTGGCCAAACTGCATCAAAGTCTATCAATGACTTAATCACAAAGCCATACTGATTTCCTATGTTAATTGGCAGGCAGTAATAAAAATGTTCATTGAACCAATCTCTTTTTGGTTCTCCTGCTAATGGCAGAATGACTTCCTTGTAATAACCATGCTCTTCAATTTCTAAAGAATGTGGAACTACAAGGATGTGATTTTCTGGAACTTCATATCCAGCGTCATTCATATAATTCATTATTTACAGCAGCCATCCTCACAGTCGCATTCAATTAGGTCTGCTTCCATGTTGGCAATAACATATTCTAATTGTCCAACAGCGTGTTCTAACTGAATTCTAAGAGTCAATAACTCTTCAGCAAGGAACTTCTGGGAGTTCTGGTTGTTCATAATCGGATAATTCGGTCCGCCCATTTTGTATTTCCTCCATAACTTGTTGTCGTATTGCTTGTGTTAAGCCAATGATCCATTCATTAGCCATTTTCATTTGTTCTTCGTCTTCTGATGTAAGAACTATGTCTCCATTTACAAATTGCCAGGTGTTCATTTCTTTTTCCTCATGTCTTTAAGTGCTCCAAGGATACTTCTGACAGTACCGTTTTTATTAACACGAACAACATTTCCATCCTTGATTTGTACAGGATTAAATTTATCGTGTCTTTTATATTTGCCACTGCTCATTTCTTTTTCCTCCATAAATGCTTTAAAAAAATATCTTCTTGGAATTCTTTCAGTCATAACTTCTCCTGCCAGAAATCTTTGGCTTTTTAGAGACATTGGTTCTTTTATTTCTAATTTCTGCAATGGTCTTTTCAAGATTAGGAAGAGGCTTGCCTGGATTCCTTTTCTCAAATCTTTTAATGTAGCCTTCAAGATATTCATCTACTAATTGTAACACTTGTTCATCAGTCATGTTATTTAAATCTGCTGGATTATTGTGTTTCCAAAAACGGCTCAAAAGCCCTGGCTCTTTCATTTTTTACCTGTCCATAAATATAAAGCATAGGCGGCGCATAGCCCAATTGGTAAATTTCCTATGATTATGCCTAACGCACAACCACCAATAAAGTATTTCATTTATACCTCCCGAATTGTCTAAACATAATTTTTTATATTTAAACATGCAAAGGCCATCTCCTTGTGTCCTCTAATGAATTTGGCTTTTATTTATTATATATAAGGAATATATAACACCTAAAACATTAAATCCAATGATAATTCATTGACCTGGAGCGTTCACTAAATATATTTCTATATTTAACACAGAACACCTTGATCCTCCCAGTGACACGACCAAGTGTGGAGATGCTACATTGCTTTGTAGATTTATAATTTTTTCTAATATGAACGAAGGGATAAACGCCTTTGTAAAGAAACCTTCTTGCGTATAAAACTATCTGTGATCGTCGTATACTTATGTCCATATTTATCTATTCAGTTGTTTAGCAGTCTGTTTAAAGAGTGACTTACTATATAGACTCTTGGATATATTGTAGCAGAAGAGTTTTTCTATTGCAAACTCCCGCAAAAAAAGTGCCTCCAGGCGAGAGAGGTAATAATTCGGAGTAACTACCTATAAACCTGGAGGCCACCATAGGAGGTGTTTTATGTTAATTGTATGGCAACAGATTAACATAACCATTATAACATGACGATTGGTATCATGTCAAACTTTAGTACCATCCTTTGTTTTGGAAATGTTTCCATGCTCCGCAAGGCGTTACATGCCTTCTGGAAATATATGACAGGGTAGCCACTAATTGACTTACTCCTGCCTTTTGTTTTTTCATGCCTAAACTACTGTAAGTAGAATCAAGCATTTGTCCTATTCCACTTGCTGTGGATTTAGGATTTTGTGCTTTAGGATTCCAGGCTGATTCTTTTCCTATCAACTTGGTAAAGCATGAATATTGTTCTTTAGTAAGCAATTCCTTTGCCACTTCCTTTGCAGATACCTGCATTAGAGGTGGCCTTTCAGTATATACTACTGGAACTGCTGGAGTTGGAGTATTTACTTGTAATAATAAAACTGCTATTAATACGCATAATCCTCCGATTATTGTATCTTTTTTAATAGGTATTCTCCTTGGTTATTTAAACAGGTTCTGTCACTACCTGCCCCTTTCCCGTAGATTGCCCTAAATCGGCCTTGTGAGGCGATTAGAGACACTTTTAGACCGTCTTAATGATATTGTATGTAAAAATTTAAAATGGCCCCAGAATCGCTTCCAGGGCCATCCTTAAGACCTGAATGGCTCAAAATTCCCTTTGGATGTGTGTAGCCTTGTGATCTTAATATCTAATTATACTCTTATTTGACCTTTATGCCAAACTCTTTTGCTTTTGGATCTACCGCTTTTAGGACTGGTCCAAGAAGACCTGCGATAAATGCATTTGCCAATGTCTTTGGATCTGTTACTCCAGCCATCCACATAGCGGCAACGGCAGCAACTGCTGCTCTTAAATAGGAATTTAATCCTGAGATTAATTTATCCTTGTTTGTTATTTCTATTTTGGCTTTAGCCATGTTTTGCTCCTTTTATAGGCCTAACTTTTTTATTCTTGCTTTTACTTCGTCAAGGCTTTCTACTATTTCAAAGTGCATTTCATCCTTCCGCCCTTTGTAGTCTCCGCCCCAACGAATTCCGTATTTGTCACATAATTCTCTAATTACTTTAACTTGTTTCTTACTAAATGTATCTTCTGCACCTAAAACATGCTTGGTTGCATTTAAATCAAGGGCAGTTCCTGATGAGTGATTGCTCAAAACAGAATCACTACCTCTAACATCCCTATAGGCGTAACTCCAGTCATCAAACACTCCACCTTCAATAGGTTCTACTTGAGCGTGAAATTCACCTGCAAAGGCTGCCAAGATCTTTCCAGCGTGTTTCTGGCATCTTATTTTTGTATCAGTGCCTGGAATAACAAAGACCTTTATCCCTATTTCAGATTGAATAGGTGATGCTGGCCATCCATTTTGTGATTTAGTCATTAGATTTCTTCCTCTTTGACTTATTAGCCTCAATTAAAAGTAACATAATTTCATCTACTCTTGCTTCTAATCTATTTACCTGATCTTTTATGCTTGAGCCACCATTAGGCTTCAACTCAGATAAATAATGTTTCACGAGAAATCTTACGGATCCCGCAAAGGCTACTGCTATGGTGATTGCAGAAACTATTAAGCCTGCGTACTGCTCAATGCTCATCTATTACTCCTTATTGCCATTTGTGGCTTTTATTTTTATCTAAAGTCCAAAAAGAGGCAATGGTGTAACGCATTCCGCCTTCTATCTTGGTTACTCCATGCAGGTGTTCTGGATCTCCTGGATGTACTGCAAGTTTTCCAGCCTGTGGAGTAATGCTCGTGTTATAGTTTGGGTAGTATGTCTGACCACCTTCGTAGTCATCATTAAGATAGATAATTGACCCAAACACTCTATGCTCAAATCCATGAATATCTGTATTTGTCATATCGTCTGCATGTGGTGGCTGCTCCATTCCTGGAAACCACCTGACAATCTGCAAGGTATCAGAATAAACTTCTGGAATTGCATAGTTATTTCTAATTACATTACCGCATCTAACATTAGCATCTAACATTATTTCTGCCGCTTTTTTATCATGCTGTGATACGGTATAGTAATTAAGAACACGATTTTCCCAAAAGCCTGTTCCACCGCTTTCCCAGATATTTAAGGAATTTGCTGTTTCAATTAGGTAATTGCAGTCTTCTGGTGTTAGAAAATTATCTTTTGTTATTGCGTTAAACATTTAGTTCCTTATAGCCAGATTGATACAGGCACGAGGAGCCTTAAATGTCTCAATCTCATGAACAAGGAATTTAGGAATAAATAAGAAGTCGCCTTCTTTGACATGATATTCGTTCTCAAGATTATTTCCTGTACGCCAAATCATCTCGCCTTTGACTACCCACTGGAACTGATCTACCAGGTCATGATGATTTTTTCCTACAACGCCTCTGTTCTTCATAAATGTTACAAGACCAAAGTTATTTGTGTACTCATCACCATACAGAGATTTTCCAAATTCTGTAACTGGCTTTAGTTCTGGAATTATTTCCATAAAAGGATCTTGCGGATCATTAAGTTGGAAAGCAAGTCTTGACCAGAAACGACACTTTAATTTAAAACTTAGATATTCACTATCAAGGTTATCTCTATCTAAGTAGGAGTTGTCTGGATAATTCTTAGTATCCTCTTCAACATATTTTGCTATCACATCAAGGATTGTGTCCCAAGATGGTAGATTAGGAAAAGGATTTTTGAATATGTGGATTCTATTCTCAGCCCTGGCTTGTTCTATCATGGCTAAGTCTATTGGTAAGTTATTCATGTTTGCCCCTTTACTTTGGCTATGGTTTTTATTACGCCATCCATTGAACTATCACATACCTTAGTCCACTCGTTACTGGGTAGACTTGATGATTATAAACATAGTTAGATGGAAATACAAGTAGTTGATTTTTCTGTGCTTTAAATCTTAGATTAAATTTATCAAATTCTACATCTCCGCCTTCATAATCGTCATTTAGATAGTATGTAAGCGATATTCTTCTTGTAAGTCTTGGAGAATCATCTATGTGATTAATAAACTTTTGACCAACTCCATATCTTAATAGTTGGGCATTTTCATAAGTTTCAGTTCCCGCACCATAAAAATACTTATATTGATTTAGATGTGGATCAATTGCATTACGAAAAGATTTTATAAAATCTCCCAGAATGCCGTTTCCTTCTTGTAGAATAATTATGTCAGTATCTCTTGCAGTAGTTTTAACAGCAGAACCTTTGTCTACCCCAACTTCTGCTGGACGCCATTCTATATTTTGACAAATGATTTCATTAACATAATCCATAGATTCTGGAAAGACATTATCAAATACGGCTATTCCTGGTGCTAAATGTCTCATTACCATTTTCCTTCAGGACATGCTGCTGCTTCTAATTTAACTTTAAGAGGCATTATGCAACCACATTTGCTGCACTGACTTGTTGTTTTAACAAAAAAAGGACATGCTTTACAAATATCTAATCTTGCTTCTGCTATGCTTTCATCTTTTAGATATTTCTTGCTATCTAAGAGATGCCAAGGTCTTGTTTCACCTTGAGCCTTTTTCCATTCGTCCCATTTAGACATTTGCTTTACCCCTTTTATTTATCAAACTGAGATGACTTGTTCGCCATCCCAAACATCTCCAATTTTGGCTGCTTGACCTTCTGGAATTGCTATTATACTTACATCAGTATCTCCAGCAAAAATAGCATCCAATAGATCTATTCTACCAGAACCTGTGTCTTTTTGTGCAAGCATTCCGTAAACAATTACATTATCGCAAAGGAACCCATATGTTTCTATTGTATTCCAATCAATAGTATCAGGGATTATAGTTGATGGTCCTCCACTAAATCCTGTACCGTCCCAAATTGCACCAGGAGTTGCTGACCATTGATATGGAGTTAGTTTCATTCCAGTAATTGGCAGACCGCTTTCTACAGCATCAACAAGTCTTTGTTGTTTTTCTGGATTACTGACATATCCTGCAAAATCAAAGATATCCCAAGTGCCTTCTTCATTTTTTACTACACAAGCGTACATTATGCTCCTTTTTGTTATTGAGCAGTTTTAACTCATGCTCAGGAGTATTTATTAGAATGGACATGCACTACTGCAGCAACACTCGCCAACTTCTCCAAGGCAAGCAAATCCGCAATCACCTGATGGCGGTGTTACAGGAGGAGTTACTGGAGGTGTAACAGGCGGAGTCACTGGCGGTGTCACAGGCGGTGTCACAGGTGGCGTGACAGGAGGAGTAACTGGTGGAGTCACAGGTGGAGTGACAGGAGGAGTAACTGGCGGAGTAACAGGTGGTGTGACTGGTGGTGTCACAGGCGGTGTTACTGGTGGAGTCACTGGTGGTGTCACTGGTGGTGTGACTGGTGGTGGCGTACAGTTAAGTGTTGGAATGTTAGGTGTTTGACCATCTATATAACTTCCAGTTTGTTCATTATTAACAATTCCAGGGCAGCAAGCACAAGCATCTTGCATATTGTCTTGAGCAGTAAATAGATTTGCTGTGCTTGTTCCAGTTACCTGAGTATTGTCTGGAGTACCATCGCAACATCCTGTAGCCCAATATATAGTTATTGGTGGAGGTGTAACAGGTGGAGTAACTGGTGGTGTTACTGGAGGAGTAACTGGTGGAGTAACTGGTGGTGTTACTGGAGGCGTTACAGGGGGTGTTACAGGAGGAGTTACTGGTGGTGTAACTGGTGGAGTAACAGGAGGTGTAACAGGTGGTGTCACAGGCGGAGTAACAGGAGGCGTAACAGGTGGTGTCACAGGCGGAGTAACAGGAGGTGTTACAGGAGGTGTTACAGGAGGAGTAACAGGAGGTGTAACTGGGGGTGTAACTGGGGGTGTAACAGGAGGCGTTACTGGAGGAGTAACAGGAGGCGTTACAGG